ATATAATGGTTGTATGTTTAATAAGGTGAGACTTAATTAATGGATATCAAACAAAGTAAAAGCATTTTAGCCAGACTCCTGGCCAAAGAGAACCTAACGGTTCAGCACAAAAATATCCCTACTGCTTATTTTGATACTAAAAATAGGCTTCTAGCACTGCCTACCTGGAAAGACATGAGCACCGATTTATATGACCTATTAACTGGTCATGAAGTTGGTCATGCTCTATATACTCCAAGCCAAGGCTGGCACGACCAGATCATGGACAAGGATTTTGGTAACCATTTCAAAGGCTTCTTAAATGTACTAGAAGACGCCCGCATTGAAAAACTAATTAAACGTACCTATCCTGGTCTCCGCAAGAACTTTTATCAGGCTTATAAAGAGCTCTTTGATAAAGACTTCTTTGGTGTCAATGACATGGATATAGATGATCTATTATTCATAGACCGAGTAAACCTGCACTTTAAACTAGGCAGTTTCCTGGCAGTTGATTTTACTCCAGAAGAAGCTGTCATAGTTAATGAGATTGCTAAAATGGAGACCTGGGAGGAAGTAGTTGCCCTGGCTCGCAGAATGTATGACATGGCTCGTGAAGAGCTAGAGCAAAAGAAAGAAATGCTCAGCAAAGGCGACATCATGGAGTATGAAATGAAAGACGCTCCTGAAGGTGATGATGAAGCTCAGGGCGAGGGTGAATTTGATGAGGTTGAAAACCTGAGTCAGGATGTCAGTGATCAGATCACAGAAATGACCGAGCCAGAAAGTTTAACTGACAAGGCATTCCGTAACCGTGAGACTGAACTACTAGACGAAAAGTCACTGCCATTCCATTATTATAACATTCAGGAATTTGATGCAGCACCTTATATCTGGAACTATAAAACCATGCTTGACATCATGAAGTTTGTTCCAGAGCAGGAAGCGCGTCGTGGTGAAGTATACAATCAGTTCAAGGCTAAAAATCTTAAGTTTGTAAACTATCTGGTCAAGGAATTTGAACTACGCCGCAATGCTCAGCAGATGGCCAGAGCCCAGGTCAGCAAGTCAGGTGAAATTGATGTTAAGAAACTATTTAAATATCAGATCAGCGAAGACCTATTCCTTAAAGTAACCAGCATCCCCAAGGGTAAAAATCACGGATTAGTAATGTTCTATGACATGAGCGGCAGCATGAGTACTAGCATTGCTGGTGTCATTGAGCAGATCCTGATCCTGGTAGAATTTTGTCGTAAGATAAACACACCGTTCGAGGTGTATGGTTTTACCAATGATGGTAGAAGCTTCTGGGATACCAACAGCACCCAGACATCTTACAGAGATAGTTTTGCTGATCGTTGACACATAGGCGTGGATGGCGACTTGTGCATAACCAGCCCAGAGTTTAGACTCCAGCAGTATTTTAGCAATACCATGAGTGCAGCTGAGTATAAGAAAATGGTCAGCAACCTTTGCATGGTCATAAAAACCTGGAACAATAATACCCGCAGACCTGGTAATGATTATGATTATAACTGGCCAGGTGTCATGCCAGCCAGCGAGCATCTGCACAGTACTCCGCTCACCAGCACCCTGATACTGACTCGAAACATTTTTAATAGATTCAAGGCTCGTACTGGTGCAGAGATTGTTAACATGGTATTCTTAACCGATGGCGAAAGTGATGGCGATATACGCGCACGATCTTTTGACAGTGCCGGTATGCCAGATACCAGCTTTGTTGAAGCTGGTTGGAGGACTAATAGTTATATCACAGATACCAAGACCAAGATCAGTGTTCAGCTACGAGGTCGTCAATCAACTCGAGCGCTTACCACTGGCCTGTTAGAAATGACCCGAGCAATTACGGGTTGCAATATTGTGGGATTCTTCTTGACCAATAATGTCAAGAACACCGTAACCGGTGAAATATATCAGACAGATCGTTGGATGAGAAACCATGATGCTGCTGAAGAGGCTCAGGTAAACCGAATCATGGAAGAGTATAAACGTGATCGTGTAGCCATAATGACCACCAGCGGTTATAATGAATACTATGTGGTTAAAAATGACCTTAGTTTTAATGATGAGTTTGAAGTAGAAGAAAATGCAGATATCAAGGACATCGGCAGAGCATTCAGAAAGATGCAGAGAGGCAAGTTATTGAATCGAGTGCTTTTGAATCGATTCATTCGAATGATTGCCTAAAAAGGCTTGACTTTCAGCATCGTTCCTATATAATGGTTGTATAATTAATAAGGTGAGGAGTATTATATTATGAGTAGTTGGAATATTGATTCAAAGTCTGAATTTATCGGGCTGGCAGTACAAAAATTCGGCGAGGTAGTTACTCGACGTCAATTGGAAGATCTAGCTGTCAAGCAAAAACTTCCGTTCCCTAGATTTATCATTGACTCTACTGAGTATAAAGTTGGTCGTGGTACGTATAATCTGAACCCTAAGCAACCTGCTCCGGCGGTCACAGAACCCACGGTAGTGGTTCCTATGCTACGCCAGAAAAAGTTGGAGACTGTGATTGATAACATGATCCCAGGTCGAGATGAACTTTATGTTCCATTCGGCTTTTTCAAGGACATGAAAAGTATTATCAGCAGCAGAATTTTCTATCCGGTATTTGTTACTGGATTATCTGGCAATGGTAAGACCACCATGGTGGAGCAGGTGTGTGCAGATCTGGGTCGTGAATGTGTACGTGTAAACGTATCCGTGGAGACTGATGAAGACGATTTAATCGGTGGTAATACACTGATTGATGGTAACATTGTATACCGAGAAGGGCCAGTGTTGCTGGCCATGAAACGAGGCGCGGTATTGCTCATCGACGAGTGCGATAGGGGCAGTAACAAGCTCATGTGTTTACAGGCTATCTTGGAAGGCAAGCCATACTTTAACAAGAAGACCGGCGAGGTTGTAAAACCCGCGGATGGCTTCAATATAATCGCTACTGCCAATACCAAAGGACGAGGAACAGATGATGGTCGTTTCATTGCTGCACAGATTCTAGACGAGGCATTCCTAGAACGATTTGCCATTACCGTAGAGCAGGAATTTCCTGGTGTCAAGGTTGAGAAAGAGATCATCATGAACAAGATGAAGGAACTCAAGGTTGATGATGCAGAGTTCTGTGAATTGCTGGTAACCTGGGCTGATATTATTCGTAAGACATTCCAGGAAGGTGGCATTGATGAGATTATCAGTACCCGTAGGTTATTGCATATTGTCAAGGCCTTTGCCATGTTCCGTAAGAATCGTATCAAGGCCATAGAATTGTGTATTAATCGCTTTGACGATGAGACAAAATCAGCCTTCATGGACCTGTATAATAAGGTAGATAAACCCGAAGAAAATCAAGCAGTTAGCGAAGGCTCTGACATCACAGACACACAGAACAAGCCTAGCACAGGCGATCTAGATCTGATTAATACCGATATAACCCAGAGCCCAACGCGCCAGTTCTCGGCAGCGGGCATGGGTTCAAATGTCTAATCAAATCAATGAGTTAGTACTGCCAGCAACATTGGCAGTGCTGCTCCTGGGTTATCCGGCTATTGTAGTGGCCGATGTTGTGACCGACAACATAACCCGTACGCCGTTTACAGCGGTTTATAGTGCAGGTGAATGGGTTGTAAATAAGATCTCAGCTAAACCCAAGCCCAGTTTTCATGCCCCAGAGCGTCAGGCTCGTTTTGACCGCTGGTCCAAGGAAGATTGGATCAAGGACGATCCATATGCCTGCATGTGGGAACGGGACTGGATTCGTAAATATAAACAGGATGTATGTCTATGATAGTTGGATTTGTTGGTCTGATTGGTTCAGGCAAAGACACCGCAGCAGACCTATTAGTAAATGATTTTGGATTTAAGCGTGATAGTTTTGCTAACTCGCTTAAAGACGCAGTCAGTAAAATATTCCACTGGGACAGAGATATGCTTCAGGGACTCAGCACCGAAAGCCGAGCCTGGAGAGAAGAGGTCGATGACTGGTGGGCTCAACGCTTGGGTATCCCTCACCTTACCCCGCGTTGGGTCCTCCAGTTCTTTGGCACCGATGTATGTCGTGATTACTTTAGCAACGACATCTGGGTGGCCAGTCTAGAACGAAAATTAATGCAGAGCAAAGACAATGTGGTGATCAGTGATGTTCGTTTTGCCAATGAGATTCATGCCATCAAAGATGCAGGCGGAACCATTGTCAGGCTTCAGCGAGGTGCCCTGCCAGTCTGGTGGGACACGGCTCGTAATAATAATCCAGAACTTATGCTGAGTTCATATCCAGAAGTACATAGCAGTGAATGGGCCTGGATCAGTTCTGGCGAAGATGTTGTAATTCATAATGATGGTACTATATTGGATTTGGCCGTAAATCTAAGAATAGTTATTGACAGAATACGTCTAAAAACATATAATAAAATTGATAACCTTGAAGGAGTTATGTAATGAAAATTAGTAAAGAAAGTATTAATATCCTAAAGAATTTTGCGTCTATCAGCAATAATCTTAGAATCTATCCAGGTAGTGAATTAGCTACTTTAAGTCCACAACAGAACATTTTTGCCAAGGCAGCTGTTCCAGATGTATTTCCAGTTGAAGTTTGTGTATACAATTTAAATAGTCTCTTGGAGTTATTTAGCTACATGACTGACCAGGAAGTTGAATTTGGTACTGATAGTCTGAAGATCAGCAGCAATGGTAGTACTTTTGAATATCGTTATGCTGATCCTAGTGTGATTATAGCTCCGCCAGCAGGCAAGAGTATTGAGTTGGATAACCATTATCAGTTTGTGCTTAGCTCAGCTGATGTGAACCTGATCAACAAAGCCATAGGTATTACCGCAGCAGAACATATCATTATCCAGGGTGGTGATGGTAAGGTAACACTGCAGGTTGGTGATAAAGCCAAGAGCATGAAGCAAAGCAAAGTGCTGGGCGAAACCAGTCTGGAGTTTACTGCTATTCTGGGCGTGGAAAACTTCCGAGTATTGCCTGACACCTATACCGTAACCATCAGCAAGAAAAAATTCCTGCACTTTAAATCAGAGAATCGTGAAGTACCAGAATACTGGTTGGCTTTAGATCCAGCATCAGTAATTTAATTCAGGAGTTATATCATGGAAGCAAATCGTGAACAGTTTCTCTGGGTAGAGAAATATCGTCCGCATCGTATTGACGATTGTATCCTGCCAGATGAAATGAAGAAAACCTTTAAGGAATTCGTGGCTCAGGGCCAGATTCCTAACATGCTGCTCTGTGGTGGCGCAGGCATGGGCAAGACCACAGTAGCCCGAGCCCTGTGTGAAGAGATAGGCTGTGACTATACTATCATCAATGGTAGTCTGGATCGTAATATTGACATACTGCGTACCGAGATTCGTAGCTTTGCCAGCACGGTCAGCTTTGCTGGTAAGACTAAAATAGTCATACTAGACGAAGCCGACTATCTAAATCCTCAAAGTACCCAGCCCGCATTGCGTGGATTCATCGAAGAGTTCAGTAAGAATTGTCGTTTCATCTTTACCTGTAACTATAAGAATAAAATCATACCTGCACTGCATAGCCGAACTACTGTGGTGGAATTTAAATTGGCCAAGTCAGATCGCCAACGCTTGGCTGCAGCATTCTTTAATCGAGTGACTGAGATTTTAGAAACTGAAAAGATTAACTGCCCTAACCCCAAGGTTCAGGCCAAGCTCATAGAAAAGCATTTTCCGGACTATCGTCGCATCTTAAATGAACTGCAGAGATATAGTTCGTCTGGTGTCATAGACGAAGGCATACTGGTAAATCTGGCTGATGTGAACACCAAAGAACTAGTTGATGCTTTAAAAGAAAAAGACTTCAAGAAGATGCGTCAATGGGTAGTGAACAATCTGGACAATGATCCAGGTGTCATATTCCGCAAGCTTTATGACAGTTTAACTGATCAGGTCAAGACAGTTCCTCAACTGGTATTATTGCTGGCAGATTATCAGTATAAAGCAGCATTCGTGGCCGACGCGGAGATTAACCTGGTGGCCTGTCTGACTGAGATCATGGCTGCTGTGGAGTTTAAATAATGCTGGGTGAATTACTGGGGCTGGAAAAACCCCAGGAAGTCAGCATTGAAGCCTATAAGAAACCCCGTGTCAGTCCCTGGGACATAATCAATGCCATAAACACTCATGACACTGATCTGGTAAACCCAGACAACGAGGCTCAGTGTAAGCGAGAAGCTTTCATAGTGAACAAAGGGCTCAGCTATGGGCCTGATACTGTGATCTACGCCAATGAAATGAATGCTCGCAGTCATCTGGACTACCAACTCCAATTCGACTTTCTTATAAATACTATTAGACCACGCAAAAGATACAACAAGTGGTTAAAAGCCGAGACTGTTGAAGTGTTAGATGTGATTCAAGAATACTATGGTTATAGCATTAATAAGGCACGCCAGGTATTACCCCTGCTAACTCCCGAACAGCTCATGTACATTAAGAAGAGATTGAACAAAGGTGGAACATGATGATCCAAGATTTTTTTAATCTGGACCTGCCATTCGAATACTATCCTTTAGAAGTTAAGCTGGCTCAGCCCGACGACTTTCTAAAGATTCGTGAAACACTGACTCGCATCGGTGTAGCTTCGCGTCGTGATAATACTTTATACCAGAGCTGTCATATCCTGCACAAGCAGGGTCATTATTTCATAGTTCATTTTAAAGAACTATTTGCCCTGGATGGTAAGAGTACTGATTTAAGCAAAAATGACCTACAGAGACGCAACAGCATAGCAAAACTTTTAGCTGATTGGGGACTGTTAGTTGTCATAGATGCGGATAAATATACTGATCAGGCTCCGCTAAGCCAGATTAAGATTTTAAACTTTGACGAAAAGAGTGCTTGGAATTTGCAAACCAAGTATAACATTGGGAAAAAACGTACCTACAAGGAAACAACTTATGATTAAATTAGACTTAAGCATCAATGAAGTGAATGCCATTCTATTGGCTCTGGCAAAATTACCCTATGAAACTGTGGCACCGCTTATTGAAAAAGTTCGTGAGCAAAGCCTACCTCAGGTTCCAGAGGATCAGCGCAATGAAGCCAGCAGAGAAAAACTGCAGGAAGATCTGTTAAAAGCAGTAGCTGACGTAGAAACAGTAACACCCGAATAAGATATATACTAAGACCTGGGCAAGTCTAAAACTGCCTGGTTACGCCGAAAGGGTAGCCAATTTATTAACTCGCTTAATCAAGGAGAACTACAATGACAGCTTTGTCACATTTAGCCTTTGGTCCTGGCTTCAAGGACTTTGAAAAATTCTTCGTTGGATTTGATGATCACATCAGCCATCTGAACGAATTAGCCAATGCAGTAACACGCAATTCAACAGGATATCCCCCATACAATATTACTAAAACCGGCGAACTCAGCTATGCTATTCAACTGGCTGTTGCAGGCTTTGACGAAAAAGATATCGAAATTGAATATGCCGAAAACAAATTAACCGTCAAAGGTAATATCTTAGCAGCTCCAGATGCACAGGAAATCATCCATCAGGGCATAGCTAATAGAGACTTCACCAGAACTTTTGCTTTGAATGACGAAGTACAAGTAAGTGGAGCCGAACTTCGTAATGGACTTTTAACCATTGCTCTGGAACGCATAGTCCCAGAACATAAGAAACCCAAGAAGATCAGCATAGGATCAGTGCCCAGCACAGGCATAGATCGAGTGCGAGAACTTTTGGTAGAAAAAGAAAAACTCAAGGAACAAAAATAATGAAAAAATTAAGTCTAGCAGTATTAATGGCATTATCATTTGCAGCAAATGCAGCTGATAATTTTGGTCATATTCAATTAGTTCACCGTGGTACTGTTGGTGACAATGCTGGCGATCCAAA